ATGATTCGCGTGCTGGTTGTAGCAATCCAGTTGATCCTGATACTGGTTTAATACTCATCCCAACAGGCAAACCCTCAGTCATCTTGATGCCTTTTGGAAGCATCGGCGCAACAGTCATCAGGGCATCAGCAGTCTCAGGCTTGAGCAATGGCACATTGGCGCGGCCAATGTTGGTCAGTGGCTCGCCATACGCCATGCGCTCAACGGTCTGAGGCACGCCAGTCGTACCAAGCAACCCAGCAAAGCCTTGCATCTGCTGGGTGCGTTCAGGTGACTGCATCCACTGGTAGGCGTCAGACAACAAGCCCAAAAGCTCATTGCGGGGTGTGGGGCGCATTGTTGCCATGGTGTTATCTCAATCTAATGGGAATCGAAGTTCTGGTGGCATCTCATCGGCGGCCTGTGTCGCGCCAACGGTAGTGCCAAATCCAAGCTGTTCAGCCTTCTGACGCAATGATTTTGCCACTGGATCGACCTTCATTATGTTGGCCTTGCTCATCATCATGGCGGCCATTTTGGGGTCCAGCATGGCTTCAACAAGCAACTGCTGAATCTGCTCATCGGGCAACTTGTATAAGAAGTCCAAAGGCCGTGTCATGGTGCGCAATGTGGTGTTGGTCGCCATCGACTCAGAGAAGACACGGCCAATCAGGTTGCCCATGCTCATGTTCTTGAACGTGTCAGAGCCTGGCGCTTTCACACCTGGCGCTGTTGCCGCCATGCCGCGATTTATCTCATCAATGATGTTGTCCAATCGCGTTTGCGCAGGGATAGACAGCTTCAGATCCAGCTCATCAGCCTTGTTCGCCAACTGGCGGCGCAGGCTTCCAGCGGCCAGCACAGGCTCACCAGTCATCAGATTTGGCTGGCCTGTCGTGACCTTGCGTTCAATCTCTTGCAGCATCTTCATCTGGTCAATGGGTCCAGACATCTTGGAATACTTGTCCATGTAGGCTTTGAAGCCTGGCGCTGATGCGTCGATGACGTCATCAACAGCCTTGATTACGTCTTTCAGTTGGCCGCCAGCAAGGCGAAGGCTTGGGTTTTCTTGGTTGTACTTGCCGCCAGCAGCGCCAGCCAAATCCTTGCGAATCTCATACAACTGCATGGGAGTCTTCGCCCTTGCCACTCGATCAGTCGCCCACTTCATGGCGCTCTCAACATCCATGCGCACGCCAACAGGGCTTGACATGACGTTATCAATCGCCCTGTTCACCACCAAGTTGACGCCACTCTGGAACGTCACAGGGTCAACCGTGACACCAGCAAACGCCTCTTCACGCATTGGGCGTGTGACTTCGGTGCGCTTGGCCTCTGCCGCAGGCACTGAGCCAGGCTTGCCAGAGATGCGACGATAGGCGTCCAGCAAAGCCTGTTGATTGGCAGACAGGCGTGTGGCAAATGCACCAGACTGATCCAAAGCCCTGATGGCAGTCTCGGCTGATGCCAAGCCAGGATCAAATGCCGTGGCGGCTGTAGTTGGACGCACACCAGGCACAAGTGGCTCGGCCTGCGCCAAACGTGAAGCCGCCAAGTCAGGCTCTGTCGCCAGCTTGCGCAATACGTTACCGACAATAACCTCACGGCCAGCCTGAGTAAACGGCTGAACCATGGTGGCTGGTGCGGCAATGGCGCGTTGTGTGATTGGCAGCTTTGGACCGCCAGGCGCAACCATACCGGCCAGCAATGCACCGCCCATCTGCGCGGATGGACCTGCACCGCCTTCACGCAACATGCCGCCAGCGGCAGTGGCCGCAGTGGCAGCCGCAGCCTGCGCCTGTGGGTTGGTCGCAATCATCTTCAAGAACTCTTGCGCTGTCTGCGATGTGGCCGCAGGCAGGGCACGCTGTGCCAAGTTGGCAGCGCCAGAAACGCCGTAGCCTGCTGTCGCCATGTCTTGCACGACACGCTCTTGAGCCGTCACAGGCTCAGGAAAACCCATGGCCGTCAATGTCCTTGGCATGGCCTGAGACATGGTTGGCACGTTTGAACCTGTCGCCAAGTTGTACAAATTGACGGCTGGATCGACCACCATAGGCAGCATCCCGCCAGCAGACATCACGGCTTGCGCCATTGGACGTGTTGCCAAACCCATTTGACGGCCAAGCTGATCAGTCATGCTTGGGCCTTGTGGCGCCACTTCAGGCGCTGCTTGAGGGATTGGCGGCAACTTCCTTAAAGCCGCAGCCATCTCCTCCTTGGACATCCCATCAGGAAATGTGACAGGGCCATAACCAATTACATTGACTGTTTGTGGCATCTCAGAACCTCATTCCCATTGTTGTGTTGCAGGATTCCAAGTCAATCCACCGCCACCAGTGGCAGTTGAACCGTAAGAACGACCAGCCGATTTTTTCATAGCATCAGTGGCAATTTGACGTGACCTTGCTTTTTGCGCAATCACCGCTGCACTGTCGCCGATCTGTGGGAAGTATGTCTGATACTCCTTTGCCATTTCATCAACGCCAATTGCAGCGCCAGACTCTTTGCGCAACTTGGCGCGAATCCAAGCATCAGCCGCCTGCTTGTATTGCTGAGTAGGTGCAGACTGCACACCTCTTTCAAATACACCGCCAATCAATGGGACAGAGCCAGCCATTGCGCTACCAACGCCAGGCTGAGATCCAGCAGGCAATGCCTTGATAACGGCCTCTGCGTTCTCCATCTGATTGGCAAAGCCTGCGGCGTTTGCTTCTCCCTCTGTTGGCTTTGGCGGTGCTTTTCCTTTGAGTGGCACGCCACCAGGACCCGACACAGGGATTGCAGGCAAGCCTGGAACCTTTGGAACGTAGAACACGCCTTCTTCGTTCTCCATGCGCTCGTATTGGCCGCGCTGGAATTCAGCTTCAGAAATATTCAATCTGCGAGATTCCATGCCGAGTCGTTGGCGTTCCATCTTGAGGCGCTCGACATCCATGCCAAGACGTGCGGCGTCCATCTCCAAACGCTTTTGCTCTGCTGGTGTGATGCCTGTGCCGTAGACTTCGCCACCCTTCAATGCGTTCTTGTCAATCGCCATGACTCGGCCATCAACATTCTGCAACACCACTTCGCGTTTGGGACCAAAGCCTTCCAGCGTCTTGATCTTGCCGCCTTTGAACTGCTGAACCATCACAGGCTTGCCGTCAGCGCCAGTCACTTCAAAGGGCTGGCCTGTCACTTCTTCGCGGGGCTTGATGGACATTGCCATCTTCTGATACGCCTCTGCCTTGCCAGGATCTGTCGCGGCAAACATTTGCGCGGCCTGCATGTATCTGTTGTATTGCATGTCTTCTTGAGACATGGCGGGTGCTTCTGCAACCTGACCATCAGTCGCGGCCAAAGATTCATCTGCACCAGCTACAGGAGCTGCCGCACCAAAGATTTGCTCAAGCCTGCGGCGCTGCTCTTGATCGCGCTTGTACTCATCCATCTTCTGCTTAGTCAGCAATTGAGTGATGGCGTTTTGCTGTGCATCGGTGTAGCCCTTTGACCCAGCCTGCAATGCGCCACCCAAAGCCTGTCCAAAGCTGATGCGTTGCGTGCTTGGTCCACCAGCTTGAAGCAATGCGCCAGCAGCCTGAAGCAGTGCCTGACGCTGAATTGACTTCTGCTGTTCTTCGCTCAAGTAATCATTGAGGCCGCTGTCTCCACCGCCAAACAGCAAGCCGCCAAGATCAAAAGGATTTTGTGTTGCCATGATTTACCTCAAAGAAGACCGAATGCTTTAGCCGCCATCGCAACGCCAGCGATATTAGATGCGGCATTCTGATAGACAGGCTGGCTTGTAGTGCCACCCAAATTGGCTGGCGTCAAACCTAAAGCGCCTTGCGCAATCTGAAGTTTCTGCAAATCCAAATTGCGTGCAGCATCCAACTGCTGTTGCGCAAACTGCTGACGTGCACCGCCAAGGCCGAGCACGGTCTGAGCACCTTGTAGACCCATTTGGCGAGCCGCTTGAGCCATTTGCGCAGCTTGACCATAGCCTTGCTGTCGCATCTGAGCAGCAGTCTTTGCGGCCTGCGCAAGCGCGGCTTGATCTGTCAGAGACTGCTGCACGCCATAGCGAGAGCCACCAAAGGCCTTGGCGGCAGTGGCTTGCTGCGCATTCTGAATTGCAGCCATTTGGCGTGATTGCTCAATGTCGCCCAATGTGCCTTGGATGACTTGCTGCTCATAAGGATTCATGAATTCATTGATGCTGGCCTGATTGAATGGCGTCAAGCCAATATTTGTCAGAGCCTCTTCGCCACGCTGATACAGAGGATTGAATCCAGCAAACTGCTGTACTGGCAAAGCGCCAGCAACACTGCGAGCCTGCTCTAGATTCTTGAAGTACTCTTCCTTGATCTGTGGATCAATACTGGTTGTCGTAGTTGAATCGCCGCCGCCTTTTGACATGTCTTTCCCCTTATACCGTTTCGCCGTTTTCACGAATGAATTTTGTATCAGTTCCCAAGGTGTTGAACACCTTCATCCAGAACTTCTCAACTGGCTTGAATAACCAGCCATGCTTGTTTTCGCCATAGTGGTACTTGCCGTATGACACCAATGGATCTGCAAATGTCTTTGCCACAAAGAACTTGAAGATGCGAGATTCGCGCATCAATGGGACAAATACCTCGGCCAGCTTGTAGTAGCCTCGGCGGTTTTTGTCTGTCATCTTCTCATCGCGGTATCTGCGAACCACGGCATCCATCGTGCCGTCACCATATCGAGCTTCCAGCATGATGAAGCAGCATCCACCGCCTCCACCACCGCCGCCACCTCCACCGCCTCCAGATGAAGTGCCAGACATGCCAGCAGCGCCCATGGCAGCTGCACCGCCACCGCTGCCGCTTCCTGTCCCAACGCCGCCAGATGAACCGCCACCACCGCCACCACCAGCGCCATGAAGTCCAAGGCTGGCAGCTGTTGCGCCTGGCGCGATGGAAGATGTCACGCCTGATGCCGCCGCCTGTCCACCCATAGCTGAACTTACAGCATTGCCAGGTGTAGTTGATGCCATGCCTGGGCCGCTAATGCCAGACAGGCCAAGCAGGCCGCTGTTGCTGATCACGCCATAGCTTGGAGCTGTAATGCCATCGCCATCAGCCACAGCTTCGCCTTCTCCAACAGTGACAACACCTTGCTTGCCATCGCCAAGCAAACCATCACCCAAAGTGAATGGCAAAAACCCTGCATAACCCATCTTCTTGGCGGCAAGATCAGCCAACTGCAAAGGCATTGGCGTCAGTAACTTGTTGATGAAGTCAGCATTCTTCTTCTGAAATTCTGCCAATTCTGCTGGCGTCATGGCATCAAAGAATTGATCAATGCGCTGCTGTTCAGCTGCGCTTCTGCCGCCGCCACGTCCACCAGCAGCATTCAAGGCGTTCAGCTCATCAGTCATCTCTTCGACAGTGCGAGGAGCAAAGATGCCAGGCTTATAGCCGCCAGCACTTTGAGGAGCACCAGTCACATTGGCAGGCTCTGCCGCCATCTGTTGCATGATCTGTTGGTAGTAGTTGGTAGGCGTAGGCGCTTGACCCTGTCCAAGCAAACCAGTATTGAATTGCGCTGGTGGCAAATTACGCCATGCTTGACTTGCTAAATAATCTTCGTAAGCCATGATCAAAGTTCCTTGCTTAAGATGAACCACTTCGGCTCATATCCTTCATCTTTTAAGAATGTCTTGGACCAGCCTGGACGGCCAGCCAAAGATACTCGCGTGCAACCTATGCTCTTTCCCCAAGACTCGATCAAAGGTCGCATCATCTTGAGTTCATCTAGGTCGCCGCCAGCAAGGAAATAGTGCAAGTCCTTGATTTGCGGGTAGACAATGATCTCTGTCACCACCGCTGAATTCAAGCCAGGCCAGAATTGAAATCGGCCTTGTTGCAATCCTTCAGCAATATCCTCTATTTTGTGTGTTCCTCCAGAGTATTCTAAGGCGGCCAACACATGGTGGCGCAGTCTCTCAAAATCTCCATCCATCAACGCTTACCCGCCGCCACAGCTTCCAATCTCATGACGCCAACACGCCAATCGTCCAGCACATCGCCAGTCACAATCATCTTCACTTGACGGCCAGAGAATCTCGCATCAGTTGGCTGCGAGGCTGGATATGGGCCGTGTGTTGTCTCGGTTGACGTTGGATACAGTCGCGTCTTGAAGCTGATGGCAACCTCGCCCAGAGTCTGCTCATCAGGTATCACCTGACGCACAGCCATGATGTTGTCACCCTGACCAATCTCAAAGGGTCCAGACTCAGCATAGACTGTCCCGCCGTCATAGGCAAAGCCAACCTCATGCTCGTAGATGTAGCCGTCAGTTGACACCATCAGAGGATTCAAATAGACACCCCTGTCAGTGCCAGCGGTGCGAGCCATGGAGCCAATGTTCCAGTGGTTTTCGCGGTAGTTGAATGTGACGTAGGAATCAACCTCGTTGCTGGCGCTGGATGGGTAGAACCACCAGATCTCGCCATACTTGGAATTGTGGACCGCGTAGACCTTGGAGGCTTGGTTGTAGTTCAGATTCTGAAACACATAGTCAGACACATCGCAGGGCAAAGGCTTGACATATCCGTCAAATATCCAAAAGCCTGATGAAGACATCCACATGGCGGCAGTATCAATGGCGGCCACAGCCTGCGATGAAATCAAACCGCAACCAGAGCCAGCCTTCTCAAAGGCATAGACATAAGGCAGGCCGACATAGCTGGCGGTGTGCACGTCAACGTCAGTGAAGAGCAAATTGATGCCGCGCACCTTCTTGCCAGCCTTCAAAGCGCCAACTGTTTGCAACTCAAAGTCACCAGCCTGATTGTTGGCCGCAGCCGTCCAAACCGTGTTGTTTTCCTGATCGCACCACTTCACCATCCGAGGGTTGCCACCAGCGCCCAAAGCAAATATGAAACGTTCGGCAGTAGACAGCAAGGCTGCGCAACCTGTTGGCGCATTGGTGATGGCCGCCGCCAAGGTTGGCGTAGAGAAGCCCAATTGCCACTCATACAGCTTGCCATCGGCGTCAGAACAGGCCACCAAGTATTCGCCCCATGTGTCAAGGCTCCATGTGGTGGCCGGTGTCACAGTGCCGTTATCGGGACGCGCAATGCCATAGGCATATGAGCCATAGGGTCCATATCCAAAGCCAGTCTTGGTGGCTGCGTCAGCAATGCCAACAGTCAACCCTGTTGGCGTGATGTCCTTCAGAGTCCCCGCCTCGTTCATGGCGTAGAGTTTGGATTGAGTGCCAGCAGCGATCCAACGATCCCCGCTGTTATCCCGCCAAGTTAAAAGGCCACGACACTTGCCTGTCATTTGACTGGCAGACTTTTGCCGCCACCCGCCAATCGGGCGCAGGGTATTCTCAAACCAGCGTACAAGGTTGGCGGCAAACCACCGCCCAGCAGACTGATACTCAGTGCCGTTGCGGTACACGCCTGGTGGGATTTTTAAGGGTACGAATGCCATGGCTTAATTATGCGGTTTCTGTGGACAAATTGGACACAAAGCTCAAAGTGGCAATGACTGATGGGACGGCTGGCCTTGTCGGTGTTGAGGCCGCCGCATAGTGCTCCAAGCTGACACCGACATCTGATGGCCGCCACATGATTTGCACATAGTCGGTGGACGCCAAGCTCATAAAGAAGTTCATCGCGGCAATGATGTGGGACGGGTCGCCAGATGACTTTCTTGGCGGCATACCAAATTTAGAGTTTGAATTGGCAATGTCAGTGCCGTTCTTTCTAAACCAGACATCAACGTCTTGCGTGTCATTGGTGGTGTTCTTAAACTGGATGCTGAATTGCAAGTCATAGATGCCAGACTGCGCCACATTCAGTCTTGACGAATCTGACAAGGTGACGCCATTGCTGAAGTCGGTGGTGTCAAAGGTGATGGCGTAGGCCGTGGTGGTGTTGGCCGCCGTCTGGTCTGTGGAGTCCTGAAACGCGCCGTAGGGTAGGTTTAGAAACTTACCACCCCTTGGGCCAAGCAACGCGCCAAACAGGTTGCGCAGCTTGTTAAAGTAGACATTGAGGCCGCCATTGGTCTGTCTGAAATAGCTTTCGCTGTAAAGCACATCAGGCGTCCCCAAGTTGGGTGGCGCCGGTGTGTCGAGCTGCTGAGTCAGATTGGTTGCCATGACCTAA